TACTGAAAGCGGCGGCGGCGGCGTCTTGGGTGGCCTTCAGGCAGTAGCTGCCTTCATAATGGCCCTGAAGAACAGCAAGCTCATTAGATTCGTAGATACTATGGCAAGGATTGGAATCGTCCTCTCTCAACAGAGCGAAGCTGAAGACCAAGTTGGTAGAATTCAGCCTTCTGATATCAATACCAAGGGAACAGATGACGATTTTAAGAATCAAGCTCAGAACAGAATTGGTCGTTCAAAGGCGAGATTAGGCAGCCGAGAGCTCAGTTGGTCTCACTCTGGAGCTGCAATAGGCGGTTCTGGGGCTCTCATACCAGAAAATACACGGTATTCAATATTGTCTTACGATGATGCCGCCAGAAACTCAATTGCAAAACTTAAAGTTTCACTTGACCCATATGGAAATAGAGGATTCTTATCTTCTTCGCTGGGTCCTAGTGAAGTTGTTGCAATAGAAGATAGATTAGAGTCTGAATATGTTCCATTCTATCTTCAGGACCTGAGAACGAATGAGATATTCAACTTCCATGCCTTTCTTCAGGACCTGCAAGATGGATACACTGCAGAGTGGAGCACTGTAGATTCATACGGTAGAATGGATCCTGTCCAAATCTATAAGGGAACTAAGAGAGCAATCAGCTTTTCTTTTATGCTTGTTGCGACATCCCCAGAAGACTTTGATAGAATGTGGTGGACTATCAATAGACTTACTATGATGGTTTATCCTCAATGGTCAGCTGGAGAAGAGCTAAAAAGCTCAGATGGCTCTTATACTTTTAGACAGCCGTTCTCACAAATACCGACTTCTTCCCCACTCGTTAGAGTTAGAATCGGAGAGCTTATCCATTCAAACTATTCAAGGTTCAACCTTGCAAGAATATTTGGATTGGGTCAAAATTCTCAAGCTGATTCAAGCAAGAAAAATCTTGAAAAATCAGATGAATCTAAACCAGATATATCAATTTTCAATAATTCAATTGAAGATATTTCAAAAATTGCAGCTAATAGTGATATTTTTTCTTTAGCTCTCAAATTAATTGGTGCAGAAGTTGCAGTAAAACAAACTTCAAGATATCAAGTATTTAAAAATTCTGAAATACTAGATGCAGTTGCAAATGGTTCTAAGAAAAAATCAAAAATTAGCGCCAGCGAAACTGGAACAATTGTTAATATACTGGGTGGACCAAATGTCGTTGTCACAAATGGTTCGAGTGTAACTTCTGAGGGCGGATATCTATTCCTTGTAAAGCTTGACAAGCCTATAGAGGTGAACAAAGTGTTTAGTGGTGGTTCAGTAGATACCTACGATCACGCTTTAATTCCAGTAGATAGCCTAACACTTAGCGATAATTCTCAGGGTAATGTTCTAGCAGGCGGAACAATATTTTCTACATTAACTGATATCAACAATATTCTTGATCTTTCATTGGTTGCAACTGAATTTGGAAGTCCAAGAGAGATTCTTGCTACGAAATCAATTAATCCTGTGGTCAAAAGCTTTGAATCTTCTCAAGGGCGCGGCCTTGCTGGAGCAATAACAAGTCTCACCTACGAATGGCTCAATGAAGGCTACACATGGGAAACTGACCAAGGAAGAAGGGCTCCTAAGATCTGCAAGGTTTCGATTAACTTCTCGCCAATTCACGATATCCCAATGGGCCTCGATTCAGATGGATTTGCAAGGGCAGTTCCTTACCCAGTCGGCTCTCCAACTAGGGCAACTTTCTTCCCTGAGCTTTACGAAAACGATAAGAAGCTAAAGTAAGGAATTGAAATGCCAAGATATTCGAATGCAAGCCTCATAAAAGGCGCAACACTAAAAAACTCAGCTTCTCGAGCTTTTGATGTCCGGGCTGCTGTTAAGAATGGAAACATAAATTTTTCAGAAATTACTCTGCAAGAAGCGCAGAGGTTGGATATCCTTGCTGGAATCTACTATGGAGATTCAACTCTATGGTGGGCAATTGCCGCAGCAAGTGATATTGGTTGGTCTCTACAGGTCCCTCCTGGGACCCTCATAAGAATTCCACAAGAAAAAGATTTGAGGAAGATAATCTAAAATGGCGAAATCAATAGGCGAAGAAACCCGTCTTGCAATAGAGAATTTGAGTCCATGGATTCCCGCCTATGGAAGACATGCTATCATACAAAGGTTACTAGAAAAATATCAGGCACCCTCAGCTGAGACTGAAAGTAGCGTTTCAAAAGCGTATCAAGATATTGCAATGAAGCTTTATGAAATAGTGGAGGGTGGATACTATGCAGATGAAATCATAGACGAAATAATCCAATCATACAATGGATACAGGGAAACTTCTCCATGGAGTTATGATGCAATTGTCCAAGACATACGAGGCTTCACGAGGTTTACTGTCGTAGATAATTCTGCCTACATTAAAAGTGATATTCTAAATCAGCAAGGAACCCTTGAAGACATTAATCTCGGGAAAGAAGCTGGGATTAATATTTCCACAAAAAATCCAACCAAACAAAGTCCAAACTTGGTCGCGATAGAGATGATGGACCCCGACCTCGGACTGGCTGCAAGAGACTCTTCAAGCGTTTCTGTATTTACTTCTCTAATTCCGACTCTTGAACTCTCAAGGTGCATTCCATACATAAACATTAGACTTGCAACAAGCGGTTCAAACTCTGAAGAAAATACATTGGTAACGAGGCCATCTATATCGACATTTTTGAGAGGTTTTGGAAGCAAACTGGCCTCAGGAGAAGTCGGAAGCCTTGGATACTCTTCTTATGTTGGAGAAAATTATGAAACCCATCCATCTTCTATGGAGATTTTTCTCTCTCCTCAGACCATGACTCCATCACCAGACAGCCAAGCTTTCTCTGAGAGGGGAAATGTTCCTGTAGTCCTTGATAGATTTAGACCCTTCATGTCTCTTAAGGGATTGAGCTTCTCTGTAGTTCCCAGCAAGGGTTTCATGTCATACAAGTCTGGTAAGATGGAAATCACGCTCCACGACAGGAGCAGGTTGAGAGAGATTTCCTCCTTAGTTACGCCAGGCGTCTATCAAGAGACTGAATTCGACATTGAATATGGCTGGTCTCATCCTGAGGGAGACAGCTCAAAAAATTCTTTTGGAGCTTTTCTCAACGGTCTGAAGGTGAGAGAAAAGTATGGAGTGGTAAATTCAACTTTTGCTTTCGGAGATTCAGGTCAGGTCGATATCTCTATAAACATTGCGATGAAAGGATCTAAGACTATTGAAAGCATCGATATCTCTGGAAGAGAGAGTCTTACAAAAGAGTTGGATGGAATTATTTGTGAGCTATCTGAGAGAATGAACAGCGGAGATCTTGGTAATTCTGATAGGCAAGCCAGCATCTTTGGAGAGACAATTATTGAAGCAATATCTACTTCTGATAATTCAGTATCTCTAAGCACAGAGAAAGTGAAAGAAATAAGAAGTAGAATTGCAAAGTTAGAAAAATCTAAAGTTTCAGAAGAAATTATTGGTCCGCTTCGTTCAGTTTTTGGTGAAGGTGGAAAGATTGATGAAAATCAGAAATGCGTTGATGAACTAATTCGAAGCTCTTTTGAAGACGTAAGAAAGAAAGAGCTATTTCCATTCTGCAACGAAAGTTCAAGAAACAAGATACCAAAGCTTACGCAGGGCACAGTTTCATTTGGAAATCTTCTCCTCCACTTCATAGGAAAGCCACTGGCCAAAACAAGACAATTTGAAGAAGTTCAATTCATTTTTCATCCAATGAATCACAAAGCTTCTTGGATGAGAAATCTCAGCATAGCAAAATTTCCAATAGACATCTCTGGACAAGATGTAGGTTTTGAAAAGAGGCTAAAAGAATTTCTTAAAGAAAATCTAAAGATGAGCTCAGCCCAATTCTTCAATTTTCTTTCAAGCGAATTTATTTCAGATCCCTCTGCTTCAGCTTATGGAATGCACGACTTTTTTGAACAGAAGCTCGATGCTGATGGAAATCCAACTGGGGAGTATGAGAAGAAAGAGCAGTACGAAGGAGCAGATGGAATAGATGAAGAAGAAAAGCGGCTGGAAGCGGCCGGCATAAATGACGGAAAACTCATCTATGTGAAACCAGAGATGTATCCAGAGTGTGTCCCCTATGCAAAAGACCCCAGCAAGACAATCTTGAGGCTTCATGTGGTAGATTCTGCATGTAAGTCATACAACACGCTCTACGAGCTCTTAAGATCAACGAGATTAAATGATATTTCGACATTCGGAATTGAAGATGATAATCCAAGCAATCTCTGGTCTGATTCTGATACCATTTTGTGCCCAGAATACTCCTATCTTAGAGAGAAAAAAGAATCTCTATTCAAACTTATCAACGAGAGTCGTATTACTCGTCCCCTGAATAAAGAGCAGCAGACTCAACCTGCAGCGGCAGCTGCAACCACACCTCCAAGTCAAGAAGTCTCTGCAGATGACCCAAGCAAAAGCAGCAAAGTTGAAGATGATGTTGGAAAAATCATAGAAGGCAAGTCTCTTACAGAGGTGAAGAAGTTCATATCAGAGGGAATGCCAACAATTTATTACGGCTCATCAGGCGGCGCAATAACGAATATTGGAATATCGTCTCTTGCTGACAGTAAGTTGGCAACCGTTAATATCATCAATATGACAAAGACTTCTGCTGAAGCTCCAGACGCTGACAGAAATAGAAATCTTCCGCTTTTCGTGATGCCAACCACTTGCACTGTCGATATGATTGGCTGTCCAATTTTGCAGTATGGTCAGTTCTTCTTCTTGGACTTGAAGACTGGGACCACTGCAGACAATATGTATTGGGTGACAGGACTCGACCATAAGCTGGGTCCTGAGGGATTCACCACTAGTGCGAAGCTCACGCTCGTTGATGCCTATGGTGGATACAGAAATCCAGCAAGGAAGCTGGACCTCCTGTCTGGGGCTCTTGCCAAAAAGTTTGGTGTCTCTCTTCCAGAAAGAAAGGGCTCTGGTGGAGGCACTCGAAAAATTAATTACAATTTTGATATATCAAGCTTTCTTAAACTTAATGAATTTAGTGATCAACAAATTGTTGGACTAGCTGGAAGAACTGCTAGAGCCGTTCTTACAAAAGATTTTTTGATTTTAACTCCAAGCGCTCAGGTGGCTCCAAAGTATTCACCTCTTCTTATACAAGGAGACTCTGGGGCTGGCGGTGAATACTATCCTAATTTGGTTGCTCAATTTCCTATTGAAATTGAATTTCCGGCGGCGGATTACTTTGCGAGCTTGAATGATTTTAAAGAAGAATCTCCTCCAACTAAAATATACATCTGGAATCGAGCAGATAATGACCTTCTCGCGGACCGTTCGGGCTTCGCGTTTTTTTCTACTATATTCGATAATGCAATTTCTGATGAAAAAGTAGCTCGTAATTTTTCAGCATTTCTTGGAAATGGCAAATATTTGCCTGTTCATCAAGACGATTGGGGATGGTACTTAGAAGTCAATCTTAATGCATATTTTAAGAGATTGAATATCATTTCATATGTAGAAATTCTAGAGAAAGGAAAACAAGATAGAGCTAAAAAAGAAAAAGAAGCTGCAGAAAAAGCCGCGGCTGAAGAAAAAAGGAAGGCCGACGCGGCGGCGGCAAACGAAAAGTTGATCGAGGAATACGAAAATCGTCAGATTTAATCGCTGCAATTCAAGAATCAGTTGTAACAATTGAATTATCAAATGCTTTTAAATGACTAATAAAAAATCTGTCTCAAAACTTCAAATTTTACTTCAATCTTCCTCAGTAAAATCTGAAACTTTTTATTAGAATGCTTCTTGTGAAGCAAAAAATATTTTTCTCTAATGACGCTACAGGAACAAAGCAGCCTCTCTCCATAGAGGACGGCAAGATTTCCCGTGCAACACAACCTGAAAGCGGACACTGGATTTATGGAAGCAGTCTAGTCCATCCAAAGTCTCTTGAGGATGTCCTCCCAGCTTTTGGATTGGAACCACCAGAGCTCATTCCACAAGCTCTCCAGAGGTCATTCACTCATACTAGGCATGGAAACATTGATTGGTCTGTGGCGCTGGGAGCTCACAGATTTGCGAGGCAGCTGAAGCAGACCTACCTCACGCTCTGTGAGAAGCTGAGCTCTGTCGAGGATGACCCATACCTTCCCACACTATTGAGTGGAAGAAAAATTCTTTCTCGGCTCGAGCCGTCCAGCATCGATGTCTCTCAGTATCGAAGCTTGAAGATCGAGGGAAATCATCCCCAGGCCGATACTTTTGAACCTGATGAGGAGGGCTTCTCTAAGAGAATCAGGTATTCTCATGACACCTCTACAGGTAGATTGAAGGTTTCTGAGGGTCCAAAAATCTTGTCCCTTCCAAAGGGCGACAGAAAGATACTGAAGTCTCGCTGGGAGGGAGGGCAAATTTTCATGATTGACTTTGTCTCCCTTGAGCCACGAGTGATGCTGCTCCTCACAAGGGACGACGCTCCAAGGGACATCTATGAGGCGATGAGAGACGAGCTCAACCTTCCTGATGCCACTCGTGCAAAGCTGAAGCTTGCAACGATTTCGACACTCTACGGTTCAAAATCTCAAGACCCATCTCTGGTTGTTGCTGTGAATAAGTTCTTCAGGGTCTCTGAGGTAGGCAGAAGACACTTGTCTGGAGAAGATGTATGTAACCTATACGGCAGGAAGCTCAACCCTGAAGAGGCAAATCTGAGGCTCTCTCACTTTGTCCAATCTACTGCCGTCGATGTTGCACTCATGGGGTTTGAGAAGATTTTTTCCAAGCTCCCAGAGGGCTGCATTCCAAACTTCATCATTCATGATGCGCTTCTAATCGATGTTCCTTCGCAAGCTATCAGCGAATTTCCATCTGAGCTCTCAGTAGAAATAGAACCTCTTGGAACTTTTTATGTGAGTTCTAATCCACTTATCGGTAATAGTTAGAAACTATGGACATAGAAAAAATCATAGTAGATAGGATTTCAGAGCTTCTCTTAAAAGAAGCGACTGATTCTTCAAGTGCTGGGGACAAGAAGGATGCTTCAAAGCCTGATGATTCAGCTAAGCCTCGCCGTCCACCAGGGCCAGCACCTAAATCTGTCAAGGATTTCATAAGGAGAGCCGAGAGCGAACCAGAGGCTCTCTTGAAAGAACTGAGAGCTATAAAGCCTGGTAACAAAGATAAAATTATTGGCTCTGTTAAAATACTCGATTCTATTATCAAAAACTACAGTGACGTATCCAAAGTTTTTTCTGGTGTCTACGATTCCGGGTCTAGCGTCAAGCTTCAGTTGCAACTTCTTATTGATGGACATCCAGCTGTCAGCGCAAACTACTCTTCAAGATACGCCGCAGCAATTGTCTATGCTGCTGCAAAGCTGAAGTGGATTGATGCAGATCCAGATGAAGTAGAGCCTAGATGGACAGGAAAAGATTCTAAAGAAGTTTTTGTCAATTTCTCATGAACTTTTCACCTCGATGATTAATATCATTAGTGAGGTGATTGAATATGACAGAAGACAAGATCTTGTCTCAATGGAATACCTACTGCAGCCTTGCTAACAAGCTAAATCGTCCTGGAGTCTCTGATCTTCTTGATACTCTTGGAGAGAGGTTAATCCTCTGCCCAGCCTCGCAGACTACTGAATATTCTGGCTGCGGCCCTGGGGGTTTGATCGAAACTTCCCTCTCTGTCACCTCTAAGATGCGGAGCATGAGCCGAGCCCTTGAAATCCAAGTTGATACAGCATCTATCATCACTGTCGGCCTCTTTCATGCGATTGGAATGGTTGGCTCTATCGAGCAGACCTATCTTATCGAACAGACATCGAACTGGCACCGAGATCGGGGAGTTCTTTACGAGTTTAACCCAGTCCTTCCGAAGTCTCCTGTTTCTCACCGCTCACTCCAGCTCCTCCAAGAGTTTGGTATCCGTCTCAGCTTTGAAGAGTGGGTCTCTATTGCTCTCTCCGGTGGCCCCACACGTGATGAGAGCAAGTTCTACGGCGGGTTCGAGCCTCCTCTTGCAGTCCTTCTCTATCAAGCAAGACAATGGACTGTAGCAAAGAAATTTTAGCTTCTTTAGTGAAAGTGTGATAATTAGTAGTATGATGAAACAAAAGAAACTCGTAGAGCTATTGGGGCTCGATAAGAAAGATGAAAGAATAAAAGAGCACGTGATAGGTCACACATCTGAAGATCTTGAAGAAGATGTATCTACTGACTATTACAACTCCATAATGTCTATTGCAAGGGCTTGGGGCGGATCAGAATGCCCCTTTCAGAATCAAGAAGAGGCAGAAGAGTTTTTATTCGGTGACAGCCCAAAGCACCACATTTCTTCAATCATAAGATTTGTAAAAAACTGAAAATCAAATTAAAATCTCTAAGCCGAAAGGCTTCGAGGTGAAATGCAGGCAGTGATGGTTGCATTTCACTAGTCCAACAACAACAAACAATAACTAACAAAACAAGGAAAAAACAAAAATGGCACTAGACGTAGACGCGCTTCGCCGCAAGCTTAATCAGCTCACTGGACAGAATAAGAAGTCCAACCTCACCTGGCGCCCTGAAGAAGGCCGTGAGTATCAGATTCGAGTCCTAGCATTTCCAAACAATGACGGCCAACCATTCGTTGATCGTTGGTATTACTATGGAATTGGCGGGGATCGAGCCCCAGCAATTATGTCTCCTCACCAGTTCGGCCTGAAGGATCCAATTCAGGAACTCATCAATCGCCTCCGCGAAGATGGAACTGACGAGAGCCGTGAGCTGTGTAAGAAGCTCTATCCTAAGATGCGTTCCTTCGCGGCCATCGTCGTTCGAGGCGAGGAGGACAAGGGAGTTCGACTCTGGTCCTTCGGTAAGATGATCTACCAGGACCTCATTAAGCTTATGCTTGATGAAGATTATGGCGACATCACTGATCCAGAGTCCGGTCGCGACCTGAAGATTGCTGTCACGAAGCAGCCCGGCAAGACCTTTGCAGACACGAAGGTCACTCCTCGTGCTACACAGACTCCTCTCTCTAAGGATCCTGGGCAGGCAAAGCAGTGGATGAGCACCATCCCCAACATGAAAGATTATGACGAGATCCTCTCTGCTGATGAGATTGAGAAGCGTGTCAATGACTGGCTCAATGGTTCCACCGCTGCGACTGCAGAGCCAGCTCGTCGAACAGAGGTCACTGATGCTCGCTCGAAGCTCGACACTCTTAATGAACTCGATGAGGTAGTAGCTCCAAAGAAGGCAGCTCCTAATCGTTCGGCCGGCACTGCCAAGAAGGCTTTCGATGAGATCGAGGATGCTTTCAATGAGCTCGACTGAGAAGCTCTGAATTCCTGCCGGCCTGGTTACTACCAGGCCGGTCTTGTTTTTAAACCCTGAAAAAACATCATTAGAATATTACAATCATTACGGAGGACATCTTGCCACCTAAGAAGACAAAGAACACTGAAGTAGTTGAGACTGTATCAAGTGATTCGGACTTCACCTCAGACCTTATCAGCGCACTCAACCGAGACCTTGGACATCGAGTTGCATACAACCTCGGAACAGACCAGTCTCCAACTCACGTGAAGCGTTGGATCTCAACTGGAAGCCGACAGCTTGACTACATCATTTCTAACAAGCGAGTCGGTGGGCTTCCTGAGGGCCGCATCATTGAGATTTTCGGTCCGCCCTCTATCGGAAAGAGCCACATCGCATCCCAGATTGCAAAGTCTACTCAGGCCATGGGCGGGATTGTAGTCTACATCGACACAGAGAATGCCACATCCGTAGAGAATCTCTCTCGTCTAGGCGTCGATATCACAAAGCGATTTGTCTACGCAGACACTCACTGCACAGAGGAGGTCTTTGATATTGCTGAGAAGACCATTCTGAAGGCAAAGGGCCTCTCAAAGAATATCCCGATTACAATCATCTGGGACTCGGTGGCTGCCACCTCGCCAAAGGCTGAGCTGGAAGGAGCCTATGACAAGGATACGATCGGTCTGCAAGCCAGAACTATCTCCAAGGGCATGCGCAAGATTACTGGTGTCATTGGCGACCAAAATGTCTTGATGGTCTGTCTCAACCAGATGCGAACGAAGATCGGCGTAATGTATGGCGATCCCATGACTGTTCCAGGCGGGAATGCAATTCCATATCACGCCTCGGTTCGAATCAAGCTCGGAGCCGGGTCCATGATTGAGAACTCCAAGAAGGAGCCAATTGGAATCAACGTCTCTGCCAAGATTGTGAAGAACAAGGTTGCTCCGCCCTTCCGCACCTGTGGCTTCCAGATCCACTTTGGTCGTGGTATTATCGAACACGAGGAAATCTTTGACTCTCTTCGAGACCACGGTGAGGAGATTATCGATGGTCACAAGGTCTTCGTCGGCGGGGACGGAGCCTGGAAGAAGATGCTCGTCACAGCACCTGATGGAAAGGTCCTAGTTGACAAGAAGTTCTACAAGGCAGACTTTGCGGACCTCTTGAAGGACAAGGAGCTCATTCCCTGGTTTGACAAGCTCCTCGACGCTGTGTACATCAGGACTGCCATCGAGAGCATCGACCAAGTGGATATCGATACTGATTCCTACGAGGAGATGCGCTCACTCTCAGAGGAGCTGGATACGCCAGACCTCGAGCTCTTGTCAGTCTGAGTAGATAATGGCATTCGACAAGCCAGTTATGTTGGTGGACGGCCTCTCGGTGTTCATCAGGAACTTCATAGCAAATCCTCTCACTGTTGAGGGCAACCACATAGGTGGAACAATAGGTTTTCTCAAGATGCTTGAGGGGCTTGTCGAAAAGCACTCTCCAGAAGAGTGTGTCATTGTCTGGGAGGGCGGCGGCAGCAGACGCAGGCGAGACATCTGGCCCGAATACAAGAACTACCGCCGCCCGATGAAGCTCAATCGTTTCTACGAGGGAGAGATACCAGACACTCTCGAGAACAGGAATTGGCAGATACAGCTTCTGGTATCTCTCCTCAGGAATGCTCCTGTCAGGCAAGTGTATGTATCAGACTGCGAGGCAGATGACGTCATTGCATACCTCGCCAGATACTCTTATTCAGAATCAAATGTCTTAATTGTCTCGTCTGACCACGACTATCTCCAGCTTATCACAGATAGAATTAAAGTTTGGTCTCCGACTCTGAAAGACCTCGTCGATTCAGACTGGGTAGTTGGAAGATACGGAGTCCTTCCTCATAATCTCTGCGTTGCAAGATGCTTCGCAGGAGACGGCTCTGATGGGCTGCCAGGAGTTGAACACGTAGGCGTAAAGACTCTAATCAATAGGTTTCCATTCGTTGCTGGTGAGGAGAAGACTTCAGTAGAAGATGTCATTTCTGCAGCTGCGGCAGACCCAAAGAGAGAAAAGGTAAAAGCGATAGCTTCCATCATCCAGAACGCTGAGATTCCAAGGAGAAACTGGAGGCTTATGCACTTGGACACTGCAAACCTGAGCGGAAGTCAAGTGAGCTTCATCCAGGGGGCTCTTGAACTTCCGCGAGGCAAGACCAATAAACTTGCTTTCATCAGAACACTTCTCAAATACAAGATACAGTCTTTTAACGTAGATTTGTTTTTGATGAAACTTACATCCAACCTTGGAAATTAGAAAATATGTCGAACGAAAACGAATACTCTAACGAACCATTTTTTAAGAGCTACGGAAAGCACTTTCAAGAGAAAGTTTTTCTCGGTCTAATCACAGACCACACCTGGGCCGCACAGATGGTCGAGGTGATGAAGCCAGAATACTTCGACTTGAAGTATCTTGCCTACCTCTGCACAAAGTATTTTAACTACTACGGGAAATACAAGTGCTTTCCAACCCTCCAGCTTGTCGTCTCTATCATCAAGGATGAGCTCAAAGAGCCAAACAATATCGTCCTCAAGGAACAAGTTATTGAATACCTCGGTCGTATTCGAAACGGCACAGACTCTGGGGATGTCTTGTATGTGAAGGAGAAGTCTCTTGACTTCTGCCGAAAGCAGGCTATGAAGGAAGCCCTCGAGAAGTCTGTCGAGCTCATCTCAAAGGACAGGTATGAGGAGGTCATCGACACTATGAAGAAGGCCGTATCCTCTGGGATGGGTTCCTCTGTTGGACATGACTTCTTTGAAGACCTCGACGCACGATTTGTTAAGATGAATCGATTTGCAGTCGCTACGGGAATCGATGCAATCGATGAGAAGACAATCTTGAACGGTGGCTTAGGAAAGGGTGAGCTTGGGGTAGTAGTCGCAGCCACTGGCGTCGGCAAGAGCCACTTTCTTACCATGGTTGGCTCGAGCGCTCTTAAAACTGGAAAGAATGTCGTCCACTACACACTTGAGCTTACAGAGACTGCTGTGGGCATTCGATACGATTCTAACATCTGCGGAATTCCTTCTTCTGAAGTTCAAGACAGGAAAGAAGAAGTTCTCGAAAAATATAAGTCAGGTGAGCTGGGACGCCTCATTATCAAGGAATTCCCTACTGGAACCGCAACAGTTGGGACTATTCGTAATCATCTCGAGAAGCTTTCGCTCAGAGGATTCACTCCAAACTTGCTAGTTATCGACTATGCAGATATTATGCGCTCCTCTCGAGAGTTTGATGCTCTACGCCTCGAACTCAAGCTCATCTATGAGGAGCTTCGTAATCTTGCTATGGAAAAGAGCATTCCAATCTGGACAGCGTCGCAGTCCAATCGAGATGGCTCTTCGTCTGATGTAGTTGGTCTTGAGAATATGAGTGAGTCATATGGAAAGGCAATGGTTGCTGACGTTGTCCTATCTCTGTCCAGGAAGCCAAGCGAAAAAGCAACTGGCTCTGGAAGGCTCTTTGTTGCAAAAAATCGAGCCGGAAGAGACGGACTAATCTTTCCAATACACATCGACACTTCGATGTCTAAAATAACAGTTCTTGACGAGAACAACCTAACCCTCCAGGAAGTAATCTCTCTGGATGAAAACGAGAAGAAGAAGATGATTCAGAAGAAGTGGCAAGAAGTCATGGGAGCAAAGTGATGAGTATCAATACTTTGGATTCGGCAGCCCAGAAGCGGCTGGAATATTTCAACGGCGATGAGCTGGCTGCAGATGTCTTTCTGAAGTATGCTCTTCGAGACGAGGCGGGGAATCTCCTTGAGGAGACTCCTGTAGAGATGCATAAGCGTCTTGCAAGGGAATTTGCTAGGATTGAGGCAAAGTATCCTAATCCTCTTAGCGAGGAAGAGATCTATTCTCATCTTGCTAACTTCAGTGACATCATCCCTCAGGGTTCTCCGATGTCAGGTGTTGGAAATCCTCATCAAATTCAGTCTCTCTCTAACTGCTTTGTTATTGATCCACCGCAAGACTCTTACGGCGGCATCCTCTACACGGACCAAGAGCAGGCTCAGATTATGAAGCGCCGCGGCGGCGTAGGGTTTGACCTCTCTACAATCCGCCCAAAGGGCCTTCCCACCAAGAATGCTGCAAGGACCACTGATGGAATTGGCGTCTTTATGGAGCGCTTCTCCAACACCTGTCGTGAGGTAGCACAGGGCGGCCGCCGCGGTGCCCTAATGCTGACAATCTCTTGCAACCATCCTGAGATTGAGACTTTCATTGAAATCAAGCGAGACCTAAAGAAGGTAACTGGAGCAAACATTTCTATCCGTTTCACGGATGAGTTTATGAATGCTGCAAAGGCTGGAACTGAATATGTTCTACGTTGGCCTGTAGATGCAGAACCTTCTTCGGCAAAGATTACAAAGACAGTAAATGCACGAGACGTCTGGAATAAGTTTGTTGAGGCAGCTTGGGCATCTGCAGAGCCAGGTGCTCTCTTCTGGGACACGGCTGTTAACAATACTCCGTCTGACATCTATTCGAATTTCGGATACAATTCTGTTTCGACAAATCCCTGCGGTGAAATCGTTCTTTCAGCATACGACAGCTGCAGGCTTCTAGTCCTCAATCTCACATCATTCGTCCTTGATCCATTTCTTCCAACTGCGAAGTTCGACTATCCGAGGTTCTTCAAGGTTGCTCGCAAGGCACAGCGCCTTATGGATGACCTCATCGACCTCGAAGTAGAGTGCGTCGATAAGATTCTTGCCAAGATCGACGCAGATCCACAGCCAGACTCTGTCAAGGCAATTGAGAGGAACCTCTGGCTGAAGATTAGGAGCGCCTGCCTCAATGGCCGTCGAACTGGCCTTGGAATCACAGGCCTCGGTGATACTCTGGCTGGCGTCGGTCTCGTTTATGGCTCTCCAGAGTCCATCGCCGAGACTGAGAAGATCTACAAGACTATGGCAGTCGCTGCTCACACAGAGTCTTGTTACCTTGCTCGCGAGCGCGGTGCATTCCCAGTCTTCAACTACGAGATGGAGAAGAGCCACGCATATCTCGGTAAGGTATTGGAAGCCTGTGGACCAGAGGTTGTTGAGCTCTGGAAGACCACGGGTCGCCGGAATATCTCTCTGACCACTACAGCACCAACAGGTTCAGTCTCTATTTTGACTGGAACAACATCGGGAATCGAGCCTGCTTTCCTCTTGTCTTACAAGCGCCGGCGCAAGATCAATCCAAACGATGTTGCAACTCGTGTCGATTTTGTCGATGCTCTTGGAGATAAGTGGGTTGAGTATATCGTCTATCATCCCTGGTTCAAGAAGTGGATGGACGCGACTGGAAAGACCGAGGCTCAGGACAGCCCTTACTGGAAGGCTACAGCGAATGATGTCAATTGGGTTGCCTCCGCTGACATCCAGGCTGCCGCCCAGCGGTGGATTGACCACTCCATCTCGAAGACCGTCAATCTTCCAAACTCTGCTACCAAGGAGCTCGTATCTGAAGTCTACATGAGAGCCTGGGAGCTTGGCTGCAAGGGATTCACAGTCTATCGTGATGGCTGTCGCACAGGGGTCCTCGTCTCCACAGAGGAGGCTCCAAAGAAGGCTGAGGTCTCCCTACGAGATGCACCAAAGCGTCCAAAGTCGCTGTCTGCAGATATCCACAAGGTGTCCGTAAAGAACGATGGAGAACCCGAGAGCTGGCTAGTAATTGTTGGACTAAGTGACGGAAATCCATACGAAAT